CACCACCTAAGGAAATATTATTAAGTCCATAATCCATATGTTTGGCAGCAAACATTTCATACATTTCTTTTTGTATATTTTTAAATTCAGCTGATAATTCAGGATATTCTTTTTCAAAATCCCTAATAGCAGCTTTAGCTGGATATTTAGCATCCATAATTTCTCTATCGCTCATAATTTCGTTAAATTTTGTAATTGAATCACTCATTAGATTACTGATTTAGATGGTAAAAATGTTTTGTTTAACATTTCAATACGTTCTTCAGCATCAATTAACATGCGAAGAGCATCTTCAGCGTTTTTATAAAAATCGTCTGTGGAATGATCCCCAATCCCCGCTGGATGGTTAGATAATAATTCGAGTGTTAATTCGGCTTTAGCTTTGTCGGCATGAGCTGAAGTTAAGAGCATGTTGTATAATGGTGACATCATTTTAATAAAGTTTTAATTTCGTTTTCTTCAATACCTCTATTCGTTAATATACGAACTAATTCTGGCTTACCCAACAATTCAATGTATTCTTTTACTTCACGTTTGGATAATTCAAAGTAGCTAGTTAAATAATCTATTAAATCCTTATTACGTTGTTTAATAGTAGATTTAACATATTTACTCCACTTATAGTTCTTAGGAATATATTCTCTATAAAAGTTATAAATTTGTTTTTTGTTTTGTGGTAACATGGTTTGTGCTATATTTACCACCTCAATAAAATCAGGATTCATAGACATAAATCTGTGAACCATATAACTGTTCCAAAGCTCCCAATCTGCATCAGAAAAGGAGTTTGGATCAGATTTTACTGAATTGATTTCTTTAAGCCAATCCCAAATGTTTTTCATACTAAAATAATTCGTCTTTAAGTTCTTCTCTCAATTCAGGAGGAAGACCTTCACCTAAAATTTTATTATTTGTAATATCATAAAATACAGCAATAGGCATAATAGCATCGTTATCAGTACCTGCGATGAATTTAGAGATTTTACGTAAAATAACTCCTGATTGGAATAAACTTCCACCTTCTGAGTTCTTAATAGCCGTAGTAGATTTTAAATCAATACTCGGTGCTTGGGGTTGTTTTTGATTACTCATTGTTTTTGTTTTATTTGTTTTCTATTAAATTTTGGATTAAACTCATTGTATTAATTTCCTTATCAATTCGGAAATTTGCTTTATATTGGTGTTCATTAACCAACATTGCTACTGTACCTTCTTTATTAGGTAAGTATTGACTAGATTCATCATATAAGAATCTAAATAATTCTTCAAAATCATCAACATTAGCATCTGCTATAATTTGACGAATTTTAATAAAACTTGGTTTTTTAGCTTTTAATTCCTCTAAAATAGCAAGCATATAGCTAGTGGAAACAAGTAATGAATCATCCAATTCTAATTTACCATTAATAGTACTTGATTGAATTGTGTTAAGCATTTTTCTCAAATCCGGATAGAATTTGTTTACAACTTTACCGATGGCTGTGGGCTCATAACTTATGCTTTCTTTATCACACACACTAGCTAAGTGCAATGCTACTTCTTTTTTAGTAGGAGGAACTACTTTAAATACTTGACATCTAGATTGAAGTGGATCAATAATACGTTCTACAAAATTACAAGTTAAAATAAAACGAGTAGTTCGAGAAAATGTTTCAATTACATTTCGTAAAGATGCTTGTGCTTGAATTGTTAAAAAATCAGCCTCATCTAAGATAACAACCTTAATAGGTTTAAACGACATTACACTAGCAAAACTAGATACTTTATCTCTAATAGTTTCAATACCTCTTTCATCAGAAGCATTAATGTATAAAGATTCACAATCTAAATTGTGCACTATAAGTTTAGCAAGAGTAGTTTTACCTGTACCTGCAGGACCATAGAATAAATAATTCTGAATATCATTTTGGGCTAATTGTTTAGCGATTGATGCTTTTAAATTAGCATTACCTACATAGTTATCTAAAACTACAGGTCTGTAAATCTCATTAAGTAGAGTATGATTTTTTACCATAACATTTATTTTATTATTTTTTAATACTCACCGTAAAGTGAATACTTTTGTGGTTTCTCAATTTCAACTGGTTTTTCAGTAGTTGAAATAGCATATAATTCACTTTTTAGGGGTGCTAATCGGTATTCACCCTTAAAACCGGTTCTAGTCATATATGCTTCTAGAGTATCAGTCAAATTTTTATGTAGTGGACCATCAGGTTCATTAGCAACTAAACGCCATTTATCACCAGGTGGTACTCTACGAGCAATTAAGATATTCTCTTCAACTACTCTTATTTGTTGTGTTTCATTTTTCATAACGTAAATATACGAAAATTATATGGGGGAGCCAAGCTCCCCCGCATAAATTTACTTTTTAGCTTCGGCAACAGAAGCTTTGTTGTAAGCAGAGATCAATTTTTTGATAGTGCTTAGTGCTTTTCTAGCACGTTGAGCAGAGGCTTTAGAAGTTCCTGCATGCTCAGTTTCAAATTGTGTATACAATTCTGAAATTTGGTCGAATAATTCTTGTTTTTCCATTTTTGTTGTTTTTATTTTATTTATAATTATTAATACTCTTCTTGTTGTTGGTTACCACCACCTTGATTTTGGAATTGTCTAATTCTTTCACTTACTGCTTCTCTATCTTGAGTAATAGTACATTCAGTTAATAAAACAGTCCCTGCTACTGATACAGCATTTTGTAAAGCAGTTCTTGCTACTTTAGTAGGATCGATAATACCTCTTTCTTTAAAGTTAGCTGGGACTCCGGTATTTACATCAATACCAAACCATACATCATTTAATACATCTACTAATTTGTATTTACCAAATGTTTGAGCATCAAATGCGCTATAACCAGCGTTTAATAAGATTTGCTCAAATGGTTTACCACAGGCCTTATAAACAATTTTGGCACCTGTATTACATTGTTTAATTGATTCTCTTGCGTATAATAAAGCAACACCACCACCAGGAATAATTCCTTCTTCAATAGCAGCTTTTGTAGCATGTAAAGCATCATCCACACGATCTTTTTTCTCTAACATTTCTGTTTCAGTATGACCACCAACATGGATAATTGCAACTCCACCTACAAATTTAGCAAGTCTATTTTGTAATTGTTCAGTTTCATAAGGTGTAGTTGATTTACTAATTTGTTCTTCTAATTCAGCAACACGTGCTTCAATAGCTTCAACATCTCCTTTACCATCAACAATTGTAGTTTGATCTTTAGTAATAGTTACTGTTCTAGCTTCACCAAACCAATCCCAACTAAATTTATCAAGTTTCATTCCTTTATCTTTAGAGAATACTTGACCACCAGTTGTTGTAGCAATATCTTCTAAGATTAATTTTCTACGATCTCCAAAATCAGGAGCTTTAACAGCACAAACACTAACTGTACCTCTCATTTTATTAACAATAAGAGTTGCTAATGCTTCATTATCAATATCTTCAGCAATAATTAACAAAGATTTACCTTGAGATGATACTGCTTCTAAAATAGGTAACAATTCTTTAACTGTATTAAGTCTTTGATCTAAAATCAAAATTGCAGGATCAGTTAAAGTAGCAGACATTGTATTGTTATTAGTAACAAAGTAAGGTGATTTATAACCTCTATCAAATTGCATACCTTCTACTGTTTCTAAGAAAGTTTCTCCAGTTTTAGATTCTTCAATGTGTACTACTCCTTTTACACCTACTTTTTCAAGTGCAGTAGCAATTAATTTTCCTGTTTCTGAATCATTATTAGCTGAAATAGTAGCAATTTGTTCTAATTGACCTTCAGATGAAATATCTTCTGAAATAGTTGATCTTAGAGCTTCAACAACTTCTTCAACTGCTATGTCCATATCACGTTTGATTTGAACTGCGTTTTCACCACTATCTAAACTAGTTAGACCATCAATAATCATTTCACGAGCTAATAGAGTTGAAGTAGTAGTACCATCTCCTGCTTTGTTAGCAGTATTGATAGCTGCTTGTTTAACCATTAATACTCCTAATTCTTCTTGAGCATCATCTAATAAGATTGATTTTGCAACTGTAACACCGTCTTTAGTTGAAATCGGGTATTCCCCAACTCCTCTAAAAATAACAACATTACGACCATTAGGACCTAAAGTTGATACTACGGCATCAGCTAATTTGTTAATACCGGCTACTAGATTAGTTCTAGCTTTTTTACCATATTCAATTTTCTTTTCCATTTTTTAATTTTGTGGGTTTGATAATATAACTTTTTCTTCTTCTGTAAGTATAGTTTCAGATAAAATACCTTCAACATCTAATGCATTTGATACTTTAGCTAATACTTGATTTTCAGGACCTACATAATATTCCTCACCATCAAATGGTAATTTTGTAAATCCTTGGGTTGGTAATACTACTAAATCTCCAACTTTTAAGCTCATTGGGATTAAGTCTCCATTAAGTGTGTATCTACCGAATCCTACAGAGATAACTTCACCATATTCATTTTTTTCTTTTCCCATATCAGGTACAATAATGTTACCATACAGGGTTTCTTCGTTTTCAATGGGTTTTACGATAACCGCGTCGAATAGTGCTTCTAGCTTTTTCATTTAAGTGTTTATTTGTTTAATTAATAAGTGCAAGATAATTCAATATACGAATCAACATTAGCTAGGACACGCTTTTTTGTTGATTGTTTATTTAATTTTTAGAGTTTTAGGTTTTGCTTTTTCTGAAATAGGGATAGAAATTTCTAGTAAACCATTTTCTAATTGGGCTACTGCTTTACTTAAATCGTATTTAGCTGAAATTTTGTATCCTAGGTCGAATGAGCGTTTTGCTAAACCTCTATGGATTGTACCAGGATGAAAGTTTTCATCTTCTTCTGGTTTTGTATAACTGATTTTTAAAATATCCTCTTCGATACTTACTGCTACGTCTTCTTTAGTAAGACCTGTACAAGCAACTTCAAAATGAAGATTGTTGTCAGTATAGAAAATGTTTAGAGGATGGGGTTGTTTTGTGGTTGCTGCTGAACCAAAGCCACTCGATGGGTGGAAGAAATTGTGGAATAGAATGTCAAATTCTGAAAAGTTTGTACTCATTTGATTTACGTTTTATGCGTCCTAAGATCGCGGTTTATGGTTTAATTTAAAATATAACACGTGCCCTAGCTTCATGTTAATTTATTATACATATATAACATAGAAGGAAAGGTCGAATTTTTACTCATTCCTTGCTATGTAATAACTACTTTGAATATCACTTGATGTAAATTCTATGTTCATCATACCTAATTCAGATAATCTTAGTTTAGCTGAATCCATTTCCTTATTAGAACTTAATATATCTTTAAATATATCTGAGTTAAATGGAATTGAGATATTATTTTTTAGAATTGTACCTTGTAGTTGATAAGTAATTTTATTTGAGAACCCTGTATTATCACCAAATATAAACTCACATATTAAATCACCATCAAGATTATTGTTACTAGTAATTAACATATTATCTACATCAGCTAATGCTCCTTTAGCTTTAATTAAGTGGTCAATATCTTCACGAGATAAATTTAATTCAATTTCGTATTGAGCTGGATCTTCATACCATGTAGTTTTACCTAAAATTAAGATATCAGCTAATGAGTAAGTTAAATCAAAATTACTATCAGCAATATGTAATCGAGTAAATACTGATTTAATTTTATCTAATTTAAGTTCTAGATTACCACTAGTAATAGATAATAATTTATTTAGTTTACCAGTATCAAAAATACCTAATTCACCATCTTCTAATGGAAAATCATTTAAATGTACTTTACATACTCTACCTCGTTCACCAGCATATACTGTTAAAGTATTATCTTTAATCCTCCATTTAACTTGATTATTTAAACCATTTAAGTGGTATTTTGATATAACTGATTGTAATGTTCCTTTGCTTATCATTTTATAACTAATTTATTTATTTAATATACGAAATTTATTTTATACCTCAAAGCTTGCTAATGCATTCTTATAAGGATTTAAATCTAAAGGCCATTGTAAATCACTAAAAAACCCTTCTAATTTGTTTAATAATATACTATCAAACACTTTTTGACGATCTGCAAACCTGTCTAAGAAATCTTGTATTTTTTCAGGAATGTCATAATCAAAAAATGCTAATGCTTCTATTTTATAAGGATTATCTTTTAAATACATCCATTTTACTTTATCAGCTTGAGTAATATAATTATGTTTTTTATCTAACTGCCATAATCTTAATAAGTCATTATATCGAATAGCAGCACGAACAGGTGCGGGAGCACCTTTAAGTATTTCAGTAAACATTTCTCCTGCTCTAGCATTTTTACCTGAGTATTTTTCTAGCTTTTTAATAGCAGTTGGATTACCTAATTTAGTAAGTGATATAGTACCATCTAGAATTTGTTTTTTAAATACTTTAATTTGATCTAATATGCTTTCTTTCTTCTCACCTTTAAGTACTTGCTCTAAAATATCATTAAAGAACTCTCCTAAAATAGGTGGGAAATTTGCTTTCATAAATTCCAAACCTTTAATATCTAATTCCTCTACAGGTCTACCTTCTTTTTTAGTAATCCATTGAGCATATCTTCTAGTAGCTCTAAAATAAGCAGAACGAATAACAGCTTCTGTTTTCATTTCTAATCTATGAGTAGGAACATTAAAACATTCTCTAGCTAAAACATTATAATGATCAGTAATAATATCCTGATACTTAAGTGCTACTTTTTCTAGAATATTATCCTTTTCTTCATTACTAAATTCCTCAAAATTAGGATATAGATGAAGTAATAGAGGTTCAGCATTAAAATAATTACTATCCGTGTCAACATAGGCACAGTAGTTCTCATCATCAGCATCACAAATCCACCAAGGTGTTTCTTCTAAATGTTTCATATTAAAATGTTCTTTCTCCGGGCATTAAAGGTACTGTTCTTGGAGGGTTACCATTAGAGTCCAAATTATCTTTTGTTCTTGATTCTACAGTATATTTTCTACCTTGTACTGAAAATTGACCTCCTTGTTGAAGCATTTTTCTAAAGAAAATTTCTTGATTTGCCGTCCAAGATTCACTTATTTCAATTAGTTCTTCTTTTGATATCAATTCCTCATCTAAGGTAATATTCATTCCTGCTCTGATTGATTGTTTCTTTAACGCCATTATATTTCTAATTTAATTTGGTTACGCATAACTTTATTCATGTGTCTATTAGCACACAAAGCTGATTCTTGAATAATTCTGTGTCCTGATAATGTAATGGCTTCACTTAATATAGCCAAGTTCATTCCATATCTAAATGAAGGTAAAGCAGTAGCACCATACAAACTATTAAGCAAGATTTTCATTGTATATTGCATTAAATGATTATATTCGCCTTTTTCTTTATCTCCTGCTTTATAAGCAGCTTTCATTCTATTTTTGTATAGTACCCTTTCTTCAAACCATTTTTTTAAAATAGTAGATAATACTGATTCTTTATCTGTTCTAAAAATTGAACCATTAGCTGATACTGCAAATTGTTGTTCCTCAATAACATTAATAAGTTTACTAACAGTAATCATAGTTTGTTTACGTTGAGGATTTTCAAGTAATATTTCATGATTTGGATCCATCGCTTTTAAATCGCTTAAACCTAATCTATTATTACGATCATCAGTATCTACGATTCGTCCCATAAACGTTTCTTTACCAATGTTTACAGTCATTATAAT